ATAAAAAAATACGTTTTTCCTACGTCTACTAATTTATACATAGATTAGTAGACTTCTGACACACACTTGCGTTACTGCGATTATCATGTATATTGCACACATGGAGGTGAGCATGAACACAGAGATTACATTGGATAAAGATGTACCCGTCCCGGAGGCTAGGGCTAGGAACCGTTATCCTCGGCACACGATGGAAGTCGGAGAGAGCTTCTTTGTCCGTGATGGCAAGCTACAGATTGTCTGTAACGCTAACTGGCGTATGGGTAAGAAACTAGGCCGTAAGTTTATAGCCCGTCGTGAAGCTGACGGTGTACGTGTCTGGCGAGTGGAGTGACCTTGCTCTGTTGACAGGTGTAGTCATATACCTGTTAATAGGATTAAGTATTCTGATAACGATTAGGAACAAGTGATGCAATACAAAAAGTTCTTTATGGTGCTGAAGGCTGACGGACACACAAGCGCGTCCATGCGTCATGCTACGTTCCAAGATGCTATCAATGAGGCATCAAGACTTGCTCGTAAACACAACGAGGGCTTTTATGTTCTGGAAGCTATCGGAATAGTAGTTCCTGAAGAACCGCCTGTAACTTACTGTGAAATCCCGTCCACCGTGGAGACTTTCTAATGTACGCAGCTAAGAACGCCCAAGAAGCCTACGTAAACAGCCTGTACGCTATGAACACTGACCAACTAATAGCTGAGGTCATGCGTGTACAGATGGAGGCTGCAAAGCTCATTCAGGAAGTTACTGAAGAACGCGACGCTGCGCTTGCAAAACTGGACGAGCAAGGTGAAGCCGAATAAGCGATACGGGTGCTTTAACCGTAACCTGCAACCGGGTTACTATGTACCTGTGCGCGTTATTGACGTTAATACTGGTATGTTTAAGATTGGTACTGAGTACATAGAGAACGTGATGAGCAAGGATTGCCGTTACGACCTTAAGCTGACAGACACGAACTGTACTGACTGCATCCACAAATAAGATCAATCGACTGACTCTAATGCCCTACATCTCGCACACTGGAGACAAGGAAGACGCTGAACACGAGAAGCTGATGGAGATTCGTGCGCGGCTAAAGCGTGAGATGGAGCGGGCAGTACAAGCTACTAAAGACAAAGACAAGATAGCTCTCGCTAAAGACTGGCGTGGTAAGTACACGGATGACCAGTACGAGGAGCTACTTCGCCTTGCTCGCCACAAAGAAGCCAGATACAAGATTGCCAACTGGGATTTGGGCGATTTCGATAAGTCTCGCCAGACAAACAAAAAATGAAATTTAACCTACGACAGTTTTATCGCTTCTGCTCCCAACTCAAGATTGAGACTAAGGAACAGGGGCTACGCAACATGGATGAGCTGCTAGGCACTCAGACATACGTAATGGAGGAAATAGCCAGTGGTCTCGACAACGACATTCACTTCTTCGTCATCCTCAAAGGACGGCAGCTTGGCATTACCACAATTTCACTTGCTCTTGACCTCTACTGGCAGTTTACTCATAACGGATGGCAAGGCACGTTGGTTTCTGATACGGAAGAAAACCGGGATATGTTCCGGTCTACTCTTTCGATGTATATGGAAGGGTTGCCAAAAGAGTACAGAATCCCGCTGGTGGCACACAACCGCAACCAGATGGTACTTAAGAATCGCTCACGGCTCTTTTATCAAATCGCTGGAAACAAGTCTCGGCTCGGACAGGGTAAAGCTATTACCTATCTCCACGGCACGGAAACTGCTTCGTGGGGAAATGAAGAAGGTCTTGCCTCTCTAATTGCTTCGCTGGCTGAAAATAACCCTGAACGGCTTTATATCTTTGAGTCTACGGCTCAGGGCTTCAATATGTTCCACGATATGTACACTACGGCTAAACGTGCTCGTACCCAGAAGGCTATCTTCTGCGGCTGGTGGCGCAACCAGTTTTACTCTATCGACCCGGAGAAGTCTGCGTCTGATGCCAATATCTACAAGGTGTACTGGGATGGCAAGCTGAACGCCGAGGAGAAGGAGTGGGTTAGGGATATTAAGAAGCTGTATGACGTAGACATTAACAGCCGTCAGATTGCTTGGTGGCGCTGGAAAATGTACGAGGGCATTAAAGACGATGCGCTGATGTATCAGGAGTTTCCGCCGACGGAAGACTACGCTTTCGTGATGACCGGAACCTCTTTCTTCTCTAACGCTAGGTGTACGGATGCAGCAAAGATTGCAAAAAGTCTGGAGTACCAGACGTACAGATTCAGTATGGGCGCTCACTTCAAAGACACAGAGCTGCTCCGTAGTACGGAAAAGCTATGCACTCTTAAGATATGGGAAGAACCAATCGACTCGGCCTATTACGTTATTGGCGCTGACCCCGCGTATGGCTCATCGGATTGGGCTGACCGCTTCTGCATCCAAGTATTTCGCTGCTATGCCGACGGACTCGACCAAGTGGCAGAGTTTGCTACGTCCGAACTCAACACGTACCAGTTTGCGTGGGTTATTGCTTATCTTGCGGGTGCGTACAAGAACTCTACACTTAACCTTGAAGTCAACGGCCCCGGTCAGGCAGTTATCAACGAGCTGCGGAACCTTAAGCGGGAAGCGACGAGCATGGGCAATGCGACAGGCAGAGATTTGTTCAACGTCCTAGCGCACATGCAGAACTACATCTGGCGGCGTAACGATACATTCGGCTCTCTGTCCAACTCTATCGGCTGGTTTACGACGGCTGGCACGAAAGAACGGATGCTGTCGTACTACAAAGACTATTTTGAGCGCGGCATGATGAATGTTCACTCGCTAGAACTGCTAAACGAGATGAAAACGATTGTCCGTGAGGGTAGCTCTATCTCAGCCTCTGGACGAAACAAGGATGACAGGGTGATTGCTACCGCTCTGGCGGCTGTTGCCTACGCTGAACAGGTACAGCCAAAGCTGATTCAGCAAAGATTGACCCGTGATATTAGCCACGCGCTCGATGAAGTGACCCCGGAAGAGATTTCTGTGGGTAAAAACGTGTCTGATTACCTAAAACGCATCGGAATGTACGGAAGTTGATATGTATACAGCTATGCCAAAGGCAGAATTGCTTAAAACCATCAAGAAAATGCTTGCAGACCAAGAAAGAGGCATCTCTGTACGCAGTTTTGCAGAGCTTGCGGGTATGTCTGAGCGTCATTTGTGGGATGTTTTCGTCTACGAGACCGCTACACTGACAGAAGTGACGCAAAGACGAGTGACAAACGCCTATAACGCTTGGAAAAACGGTTATGTAGCGATTATGAGAGGCAAAGATAGGCACATTTACCCTGATTACAGGCGTGAAGCGCGTCCTAGAGCGTACCGAGGCATGAAAATAGACCTAAAAAACGGTCAAATAGGGCTAAAAGTAGGTGTTTTTAACCGTTGTAACTACGACGAAATGACGTTGGAAGACTTGTTCAAAAAGGCATAAAAGGGGATAAAAATGGCTGTTTTACGCGATTTTAAGTGTGCAGAGCATGGTATTTACGAGGCTTGGGAGCCAGAGTGTCCTGAATGTGGTGTAAAGGGTGAGCGAATCTACCTACGCGCCCCTGCTTACCACGGTGGCAGGACTAAAAACATCGACAAGACGTTGAAAGGCTTGGCAAAAGAGTTCAACATGACTAATATCAAGTCAACACGTGAAGGGGAACACCAGACAGGCTACCTCGCACGTAACAACAAGGCACTCAACAAAGAGGAAACCGCTATCGTGCAAGCTCATGCTGAGAAAAAGTACGCAGAACAGCGTCCGGGCAATGGCGCTATCTGGGGCGGTGGTTTCCAAGGCTTGAATATGGGCAATGTTTTGTCAGGCCGTGCTGTACAATCAATCAAAGGCGAGTCTGTTGGTATCCGTCCATCGGAAGCAGGTATTACCCGTGGCCCTACTAGCGACCCCAAAGCTACATTCCGTGACCACGAAAATCTTTCGATTAAGAAATAGCCATGAGAATCCCTGAGAATCCTACCGAACGCGAGCTTTTCTACCTTGACCTGATGGAGAAGTGCGAAGTCTCCAAAGATTCTCGCAAGGGAGACTATTCATCGCTACGTTCGTGGTACTTGTTTGGTGCTGGACCAGAAGAATCACCGGCTATCTACAACAAGATTTATCCGCACATCGACCAGCTCACGAGCTTTCTGTATTCGGCAGAAACGACGCGCTTCTCTATCGACTTAGGCGCAGCCGTCAGCCCTGCTGAACACAAGAAGATTCCGGCTCTGACCCGTGCGCTCAATGACGAGTGGATTAACAGCAACGCTGACCAAGTGTTCAACATGGCGCTTACATGGTCATTGCCGTATTCGTCTACGTTCGTCAAATTGATCTACAACAACGGTATCCATCCGTACATGGTGGAACCTGCCAACATGGGTGTGCTGCGCGAAGATACGCCATCGCTATCTCGCCAAGAGGCAATCATCCAGACTTACTACATCACAAAGTCTGAGCTGTACGCTCGCCTTTATTCGCACCCGCAACGCGATAAGATTGTGAAGCGTGTGTCGGAAGGCTATCACCCGCCGACCTCGGATGTACCGGAAGGCGTAGACCGCATTGTAATGAGTCAGACTAACCCGACCATTTACGGCACGGTCAATCTGGAACTGTACGGCGTTAACCGCTACAAGCCTATGCTTGGCGAAGACACCATCGAAATGCGTGAGCTGTGGGTGTGGAATGATGATACTGAAGACTATCAGGTTGTCACCATCGCTGACCCGGACGTAGTTATCTATGACCGTCCCGGCGAGACAGTATTCCTGAAAGGTGAACTGCCGTTTGTGCAGCTTGCTCCGAACCCTCAGTACGATTACTTCTGGGGTCAGTCAGAAGTATCACGCCTGATTTACCTGCAACAGCTACGGAATCGTCGTATTACTGAGATTCTTGATATTCTGTCTAAGCAGGTTTCTCCACCGATGATGCTGTCTGGATTTACAGGGCTTCTGGATGAAAAGAATTTTGCTCTTAATCGCGCTGGCGGTTTACTGGCTTCTGACTTACCGAACGCCCGTGTAGACAAGCTGGCTCCGCAAATGCCACCTGACTTGTTTGGAGAAATTCGTGAAATCGACCTTATGTTTGAAGAAGCCTCTGGAATCAGTAGCGTCCTATCTGGTCGAGGCGAGTCTGGTGTGCGCTCTGCTGGTCACGCATCTCAGCTTGCTCGTCTGGGCAGCTCTCGCGCCAAGAAACGTGCGCTGATTATTGAGGATTCGTTAGAGAAGCTGGCTACTCTGTATTTGAAGATGATGCAGAAATATGACCCGATTCATTTAACCGATACTGACGGCGTTAAGTTTATTCCAGACCAGTTTACGGAAGACTTTGCCGTTAAAGTTGACGCTCACTCTAACAGCCCAATCTTTACTGAAGATTTACGTCAGCTTGCATTTAATCTATTCAAGGCGCAAGCTATTGATAAGGAATCGCTGCTTGACCTGCTTGAGCCTCCGATGAAGCAAATGCTGAAGGATAAACTCAAGAAGCAAGAAGAAGCACAAGCGATGATGCCGACAGCCCCACAAGGCCAAGGCGGTAAACCAGAAATGCCGGAGGAATTGTAATGGCCGAATCTACATCAATGCCAAGCGCTAGTAGCATTACATCGTCTCAGGTTCAACCACGCGCAGACCAACCGCGTGTAATGACTTCTGACTTAGCTCGTGGCGAAGCACCTGCTTCTGTTCAATATCGAACAACAGGTATAAAGTCATATAGCCGTAGTGGTACGCGGCGAGATTATTCATCCCGTTAACCTAGGAGATAACCATGAAACGCGGAAAACGTGGTGGCGGCAAACGTTGTTGATTAAAAAAAAATTTGTCTGGTATATTGACACAGACTAATTTGTGGTAAAAAGCAATTAAATCTGACTATCGGAGAAGTAAATGGCTGCACCAGAGCAACTGCTTCAGCTAATGCAACAGGGTTCTAACCCTGCGGGTGGCATGGGGGCTGCTGCTCCCGGCGCATTTCAGGCAGATATGTCTGATGAGTCAACTCCACCAATGTCTGCACCTATGAGTACGCCTGAGCCTAAGATGGGTTCGATTGAAGGCGCTCGTATCACACTTGCTAACGCTGCCGACCTGCTGCAAACCGCGCTACCGGCTTTTGGCGTTGAGACCGAAGAAGGTAAGCAAGTACTAGAAATTATTGGCAAGCTAACAAAGATTCTTGGCGCTAAAGAAGATTCTGTTCGTGAGCTTGTTCCTGCCCAGATTCTGAATATGCTTCAAACCTTACCTCAAGGCGGCGGGGCTACGCCTGAGCAAAAGGCAATGACTCAAGCTCCGACTGTTCCGGGCATGGCTATGGCCGGTGGTCAACCTCAACCCACAGCAATCTAAGGAGTAATCATGGATTTGTTCAAACCTCGCGGCGCATCTGCTCCCCGTCGTCCTACGGACAACAATCAGCAGAACGGCCAAGTTGTTAACACTCCGCGTTACTCGGAGTTTGGCGGTCTCAGCGGCAGCAACAAAACTGGCGCTAAGAACAAGATGACTCTGAGCAAGCCGGGTGACGGCAAGCGCGTAATCTAATCAACATTTTTAAGGGGATAAAAAATGTCGTTAGAAGACCTCTCATTGGAAGCTCGTGACGAACTGGCAGCACTTGCCAAAACGTTAGCTGAGAATCCGAACACTCGTAAAGACTTTCTGCGTCTGACCAAAACGGCTCGTCCTGATGTGCCGATTCCTGAGCTAGACATTGAAGACAACGTTAATCGCGTTACTTCTGCTGCCGAGCAACGGGTTCAGCAACTTGAGGCCAAGCTGCAACAGAAAGAAGCAATCGAAGAACTTAATCGCCGCCGCGAGAAGCTCCGTAAAAAGGGTCTGGCTCAAAGCGACGAGGATATTGAAGCGGTGGAAAAACTCATGATTGAAAAAGGTATTTCCAACCATGAGACCGCTGCTGAATATCACGAGTGGATGAAACAAGCTGCTGCTCCGACTCCTTCCTCTTACAACCCTCAAGTCATCAACAAGTTTGACCTGAGCAAGTATTGGAAGAATCCTCAGGGCGCAGCGCGTGACGAGGCCGCTAGAGCGTTGCAAGAGCTTCGTGCTCCTAAACGTCCTATTGGCTTGTGAGTAACAGGGGATTTTTTTAGTTTCGGAGATAAACTATGCCTATTGGTGGCGGTATTCTTCCGGCTTCGGGTACTTCGCAATACACTGAGCTTACTTATGTAACTCGCCGTGCGTTTATTCCGAAACTGGTCGTACAACTCTACAATTCGACTCCGCTAATGGCGGCTCTGATTGCTAACTCGCAATCGGCTTCCGGTGGTGTTTCTCAAGTAACCGTTCCGGTTCAGGGCGCACAGTTTGTTAACGCGCAATGGTCTGACTACTCTGGCTCGTTTGCACAGCCGTCGGTTCAGCAAGGCGCTTATAACGCTGAGTTCAACCTGAAGTTGATGATTTGCCCAGTGCCGTTCCTCGGCATGGAAGGTGCAGTTCAGCAAGACCACGCCATTATTCCTCTGATCGAAGCTCGCATGAATGACGCGACCAACGTGATGATGGACGCTATGGCTACCTCGCTGTACAACAACACCACGGACACTCAACAGTTCATCGGTCTGCCCGGTGCTGTGGATGACGGTACGACGATGGCTACTTACGGTAACATCAACCGTTCGACCTACACTTGGTGGAAGTCGAAGGTTTATGCTGCTGGTGGTGTCAACCCGACCCGTCAGAATGTTCTGCAATACATCTCTGGTACTGTTAAGAACGGCGCTGAAGTTCCGACTTTTGGCGTTTGTGGTTTCGGTACTTGGACGCTGCTGGCTCAAGACTATGTTGGTCAAGAGCAATACGTCATCACTCCGGGTTCTAGCTTCGATACCGGCGATGGCCCGAACGCAGCTTTCCGCGCATTGATGGTTGCTGGCGTACCCATCTATCCAGACCCGTACTGCCCAGAAGGTACTGTTTACTTCCTGAACAGCAACTACCTGTCGCTGTACATCCATGACCAAGGTTCGTTTGTCTTCACTGGCTTTGAATCCACTCTCCCGAACTGGCAGATTGGTTACGTCGGTGCAGTCCTGACCATTGCCGAGTTGGTTAACACCAAGCCCAAGGCGATGACCAAGGTTACTGGCTATAACTCGCTGTCACTGTAAGGAGAATAGTCATGGCACTTGCACTTAACAAAATCCTGCTGTCGGGCGCTACTGGCAATACCGCTGGTGCGTACTATCAGACCGTAACCATTGAAGTTGACGCTGGCGGTAACGCTGTCGTTGATGCCGGTCTGTATGTACTGTGCTCTAACGCAAACATCCGTGTCCAAGCTCAGACCGCTGCTAATACGTGGGCGAACGTCACTGCCGCTAACGTCGGTGGTGTCCTGATTTCGGACGGTGTAAACGTTCGTCTGGTTAACGGCGACGCTACCAATGCTGTCACGGTTACTGCCCTGACTGTCAACGGTGGTGATGCCGCTTCCGGCACTTACAACTCGTAAGGAGGCGGTATGATTGCGAATCACGTAGGCGCACTGTACCCTGACCGCTTTGACCGTATTGCCCTTGGCAAGGCGGCTGGCGCATCGGTTGGCAGCACTGGCAATGCCGTTGTTACCATTCCGATTACGTCTGGTACTTCCTACATCATTCGCCAGATTACCGTTGCCAACGCAAATAAAAGTATCGCCACGGCAAACGTTGTCGTTCTCACCTCCACGGATGGGAACGCCAGCAATGCCGTGTCGAACGTAACCGTTCTCTCTACTGTCGATGGTACTGCAAAGTTCCAAGACGTAGGTTTGGTTACGGCTGCTGCTTCCTCGGTGTACTCGGCTCCGGCTCTGTACGTTAAGGTAAACACTGCTGTAACTGGCGGTAGTTGCGATATTACGGTTTTTGGTGACGTTGTAGACCTGTGATGAAGACGATATATGTGACGAACGGCGGCAAAGAACCGCTAACCAGTATGTTCAACAGCGTGAAGTACACCTTTGCGCCGGGAGAAACTGTCGAGCTGCCTGAACCCGCTGCTCGTCTCATATTCGGTTTCGGTGAAAAAGATAAAGAGCCTTCTTTGGTGCGGTTAGGTTGGATGCAGACAAGCAAAGACTTCATCTCTGCGATGGAACGTCTGATGCAATTTGATCTGTCAGAAACCGATCCAAAACAAGTCCACTCGTTATCCCCGGTGGTGGAGCAAGTAGTCCCCTTGCCAAAAGCGAGGGGACGAAAGCGCCTCACCCCTGATGCTTAATATGGAAACGCTATGGCACAGACCCTTGGAGATTATATTACAGAGACCAGAAGGCTTCTGCATGACTCTACCGGCGTTTTCTATACCACTCAAGAGCTAATCGACTACATCAACGATGGTCGTGAACACGTTGTTCAAGACACTGGTTGCTTACGAACCATTCAGTCTGCCAACACTGTAGTTAGCCAAGAGACTTACGATTTTACGGATTTGCCAGAAGGCAACCGCACTCTCGACATTATCAACATTAACCTGTACTGGGGTAATACCCGTGTACCGCTGCGCTACATGCCGTGGACGCAGTTTAATGCTGAACTCCGCTTCTGGCAGAACTACATCGGACGGCCTTTGGCTTTTACGATGTACGGTCAGAGCAAGTTTTACCTCGCTCCCAACCCAGACCAAGTGTATTACATGGAAATTGACACCGTGGTACAGCCTGAGCCTCTGGTTGAGGAAGACGAGATAGACCCGATTAAAAAGCCATACACAGACCCGGTTGCTTATTATGCGGCGCACAAAGCCAAATATAAGGAACAAAGCTATGGCGAAGCAGAGATTTTCCTGCAACAATATCAGAAGCAAGTGCAGCAGACGCTTGTGACTACCTTCACCAGAAGGATGCCAAACCCTTATAGCACTCCTTACTAATCATGCCAGCAGCCGAGCAGAAAAAGTCGTACTACGTAAGCAAGAACTTTCGTGGTATCAATACCAAGGCTAACCGCACGGCTATTGATAGTGACGAGTTTTCATGGCTTGAAAATGCCATGCCGGTTGGCTACGCGAATTTACGTGTTGTTCCCGCTCCCTCTGATGTGCTTGATTCAGGGGGTAATGCTGTAGTCGGACTTGCCAATGTTACTTACATGGCATCTGGATATGTACAGTCTACCCCCTACCTTTTTGGATTTGAGGCTGATGGGAGTGCGGAATACTTTGATAACAGAAACCTTGTAAAAGGTCAGCTTGCTCCAGCCGGTACTTTTTCAGCCGACGGCGTTCGTATATCCCAGTGGAAAAACGAGCGTATCCTGATTACAGACCCGGCAAATGGATACTTTACATGGGATGGTACTAGCCTTGTCAGTATTGGTTCTGTTGGCCTTGTTACTGTTACAAACGGTGGGTCTAATTACACTTCTCCTCCAGAAGTAACGCTATCAGCGCCTAACGACGCTAACGGCGTACAGGCTACTGCTATCAGCACAATCAGCAATGGCTCAGGCTCTATTAGCACGATTGAAGTCACAAACATCGGTACTGGGTATACGTCTGTTCCAACTGTTGAAATTAGCGCGCCTAACGAGCAAGGTGGAACTCAAGCTACTGGCGGCGCGATTATCCAGTCTGGTAACGTGGTCGGCATTAGCGTTACCAACCCCGGCCTTGGCTACACGACAACGCCAACAGTAACAATCACGGGCGGCGGTGGCTCTAACGCAACGGCAAATGCTATTTTGGTTTATGGCTCTGTCATATCTGTAGAAGTTACCGAGGCTGGTACTGGTTACACATCTCCACCTACCGTAACATTCACTGGTGGCGGCGGTAACAATGCTACGGCTGAGTGTGCGCTTATCACCTTTGCAACAGGCGGCGTAAGCCTAGAGCTTGTTTCTGGCGGTTCTGGATACACGACTGCACCGACAATCGCTATTACAGGCGGTGGCGGCAATAACGCTACTGCTATCGCAACTCTGACCGGGGATAGCGTAGGCGCTGTCATTGTTATCAATCCCGGCACTGGATATACTAACGCAGCCAACATCGTTGTCACGTTTAGTGGTGGTGGCGGCGGTAATGGTGCTTCTGTCATTGCAACAATCAACGAAACACAGACGGTAGATGTACAAACGTTCTCTGGTCGTTCATGGATTGCTCAAGGCCGGACGATTTACTACACATCGCCTAACAGCTATAACGATTTCGGCTCTATCTCAGCCGGTAACGTCATCCTTACCGACTCGACACTGACAGATAACATAATTAAGTTATTGTCTGCAAACAACTTTTTGTACATTTACGGCGATAACAGCATCAACGTATTCTCAGATGTGCGTGTTACTAGCACCGGGACTACGCTATTTACCAACACAAACGTCTCTGCCAGCATTGGTACAGACCTGCCGTTAGCCATTTTCCCGTACTTCCGGTCTGTTCTGTTTATGAACAAGTACGGCGTGTATGCGCTTATCGGCTCTACAACGTCAAAAATTTCAGATGCGCTAGACGGCATCATGGAGAACATTGACTTTACGTACCCTGTTTATGCTGGACAGGCTCTGATTAACAACATTCTGTGCGCTGTATTCAACTTCTGGTACAACGACAACGGCACAACCCGCCCTATTCAGGCTGTTTTCTTTGAAAAGAAGTGGTTTATTACCAGCCAAGGCGATGAAATTACCCACCTAGCGCCACTTTCTTATAATGGCAAGCTGGAAATCTACGCTAATGACGGTAATAAGCTAGTCGAGTTCTACACAAACAATGAAGCAAACGTAGCTTCTACCGTACAAACCGCTCTTTTGTCGATGGAAGACCCTATCCGCACAAAACAGGCGTTGAAATGGGGTGTGGAAGCTACTGCCGGATACAACGGAACGATTATCGACGTTACTGTTGATAGCGAAAGAGGCTCTAGTAGCACTTATACACAAGCAAATAGCGTCCAATGGCTTAACAACAATGGCGATGAAGTCTTCTGGACAAACACTGACGGCGAGACTATTGCATGGATTTACGCTAGTGGCTATATTCTGTTTAAGAGCGACGCGCAACAATGGGGTAAATACCTAGGTTTAACAGTAACTTCCAACTCGGCGGGTACTGTCTACAATACATTTGAGTTTGAACACGAATTGAGAGTGAGGTTCTAAATGGCTGTACCATATTCATTTGCGAACGCAACGGTATCTATCCCGCTGTCGCAGCTAGACGCTAACTTTGACACGACGATTACGCTTGGTAACACGGCTATCGAGCTGGGCAACACCGTTACCACGTTAAATAACATGACGTTGGCTAATGTTACTATTAGTAGCGGAAATGCAACGCTAACAACCGCTAACGTAACAAATTTGTCTAGCGGAAACGCAACTATTACTGGAGGCAATGTTACCGCTGGTATTCCAACTGCTTCCATATCAAATTCTCAATTAGCAAATAGTTCTGCAACACTAGGGAATACTGTAGTCACCCTCGGCTCAACCGTAACAAATGTTGGAAACTTAACTTTAGAAAATGTAAATGTATCCAGCGGGAACGTAACAGTAACAAATGTTGTTGCAACAAACATTAGCGCAACTTCTCTAGTAATTGGTGGTGACATTACTTGGACGCAATCGACAGATTCTTATAGCAGAAATAGCGGTGTTCCAGCAACCACACCAGTTGTAACAGACGTTCATCGTGGAATGCGCCGTTGTTTGTTACGCGATGACCTAACAGTAAATTACTACCTTGATCCTACAAACTCTGCATTGAAAGCAGACGGCTCAGCTTCCGTATTAACTGGTGCTGACGGGCAGGTTATGGTTGAAATTCCAGCGTTCTACGTAAAGTTTACGCCGGGGTCTAACAGAAACTATGCAGTATCCTTGTTGCCTTCTCCTGGATATACATTGCATCCAGCATTTATGAAAGACGGTGAGTTTGTTCCTTACCGCTACTATGGGGCATACGATGCTTGTGTTTATAACGGCTCTGTGTACGAGTCTGGTCTCAACTATGACAATAATTGGTCATCAGGTCAAAACTGGAGCGCGGATGGCGCGGCTGCAAAGCTAAGTTCTGTGTCTGGTATATATCCTGCCGTTGGTGCTACACGTGCTAACTTTAGGACAATGGCTGCTAACCGTGGTACGGGCTGGAGACAAGTAGACTTTTACTTGGAAAACGCAATTCAGATGTTGTACTTAGTTGAATACGGTTCATTTAATTCACAAGCAAAACTTGGTGACGGTAACGTTGGAGTAACCAACGCCTATAACGCACCTTCATCCGGTAATCAAACTGATTCTCCGCACAGCGTTGCAGGTAAGTCAAATAGCATTGGAAACGCCTCCACTAATACATCCAGCGGAGCATCAAGCGGTACACGAGATACGGCGTTTATGTCATACCGTGGTATTGAAAACTGGTACGGTAACTGCTGGAATTGGGTTGATGGATTTAATATCAACAACAATCAAGGTTATGTTTCAAACACAAGAGCAAACTTTGCTGATGACACTGCTACTAACTACGACTCTTTAGGCGCACCAATGGCGGCATCTAACGGTTGGGTAACTAATGTTCAACAGTTAGAGTTTGGTTTCTTGCCGTCTGCCGTTGGCGGTAGTTCAACAACCTATTTGGCTGATTATTACTATCAAAACACTGGATGGCGCGTCGCGCTTCTGGGCGGGAGTGCGAATTATGGCGCGAATGCGGGGGCGTTCTTTTGGATTCTGCTTATTGATTCGGGCCTTTTGGCTCGTACTGTTGGCGGGCGGCTTGCTGCTTAATTTTTATTTGTTATAATTTTATTGGGGTTGCGCGATGTTGCTGTTTCATAGACACGTCACGATTCTAGGCAGGAATGCGAATAATGGCACGAATGCAGGGACGTTCTATTGGAATCTGAATAA